AACCTTAAGTGGTATACAATCTTTTTTCTAGTAAATCTCAGTCATGAATCATTGATGAATTATTATAAAATGAATTTTGCTTTAATGCAACACCACAAATATTCATTGACTGAGATAGAAAATTTAATACCATTTGAGAAAGAAATATATGTTGCTTTGTTAATAAACTATTTGGAAGAAGAAAAACAAAGGATTCAGAGTAAACAAAATGGCTAATCGTCCTACACAAAGATCAATGCAAGATTTATTGGAGAAACAATTAGTTTCTCTTAATGAAATTGGAAATTCTCTTGCTGCTTCTAGACTAATTGAACTTGGCCAATTAGTTGAAGAGAAGAAAGCTCTAGATGACGACAATATATTAGTCCAAGAGATGAGAGATATACATCTTATCTCAAATGCTATTTTAGAATCTTTAATTGAGATTAAAGAAAAATTCTTAGCAATGCCTATTACTACTAATGAAGATAAGGCAGAAGCAGCAAAAGCAAATGAAAGAATGCTTGATGCATTAGAAGGCATCGAAAAGAATACTAAACCTTCATTAAAAGAAAATATCAAAGAGGGATTATCTCTTGGAGCAATTGTTTCTGGTATTGCTGTTGCTTTAGGTGCTTTAAAAGGTGTAATCGGTTCATATGTTAATAACATCAAATTCTGGTTAAAAATGTTTACACCCGAATTAATGAAGAAAGAAATATCTGAAGTAATTAAAACTATTCGTAAAGTATTTGGTGATCTTGGGTTAAAACTAAAAGAAATATTTGATACCAAATTAAAATCCTTAGGTGACTTCTTTGAGAACTCAATAAACAAAATAAAGTCTATTTTTCAAGTAGATGAAGAATCTAAAATATCCAAAGTATTTAAATGGTTAAAGACAGGAATTAAGAATTTCTTTGCCCCATTTGAAGAAGCATACACTGTAATAAAAGATTTAATATCAGGTCCAGCAAAAGAATCTAAAGGTATATTTACTCTTATATCTGAGAACCTAGGTAAATTTGGTAAAATGTTTGGTGCAGTTGCTGAAATAGTAGGTAAATTAATGTTACCATTAACTATTGTTATGACATTATGGGATACTGTTAAAGGTGCTATAGAAGGATACGAAAAGGAAGGAGTTGTAGGAGCAATACAAGGCGCTTTAACAGGATTCATGAATTCTCTTGTTGGTGGGTTAGCCGATTTAGTTAAAGATATGGCCTCTTGGTTATTGGAAAAACTAGGATTTGATGAAGCAGCAAAAGATCTAGATTCATTTTCATTCCAAGATATTATAGCAGATTATTTTGATGCATTATTTCATCCAATAGATACTATTAAACAGATGATTAATGGTATACAAATATCAGTTGTTGAAAGTTTAAATTCATTAATTGACAAATGGAATAGTGCTGTTCCAGACGCAATGAAAATTGACAAATTAGAAGTACCTAAAAAGTATGAATCAGATCATGTTAGACCTTCAGTAGAACGTAAGCAAAAAGCCGAAGAAGCTAAAACAACAGAAGAGTTTATGAAAAAGCCTGTTGCTAATATGTCAGCAGAAGACTTGAAAAAACGTGCTATAATATTATCAGAAAAAGGTGAAGACTTTAAAGATCAACCAGAAATGGTTGCAAGATTTGAACAATTAAAGAAAGGTCCAAATGCAGAAGCAATTACACCTAAAACCGCCGATGTAGTTGCAGCAAAAACAACTGCAACAGAAGTAGCTAAAGAAGATGCTATAAAATCTGCAGGAAATACCGTCGTATCAGCACCTACAGTAAATACATCTAATAGTACTGTTAATAGTACTGCAGTTAGATTACCATCAAGAAATCCAGATAGTACATCATCTAGATACATCTCAAGTTGCTACGCAATTAATTAAAAAAGGGGACGTTAAGTCCCCTTAAATTTACCAGAGATTTAAGATTAATCTTCCGCGGCTAACTTAGCAAAGTAAGCCATAGTATCATCATCGTCATCTTCAGTAACAGACACAGTAACAGGTTTTGCAACTTGTGTTACAGCCGGAGCAGTAGGTATATCAAACTCTTCAGCAATTTGTTCAGCAGTCTTTGGTGTATAACTATCATTTGCTAGAACATTATCTAACTTTTTCTTTAAAAAGTCATAGTCTTTAAAGTTACTAGGATATAACCATTCTTGTAGATTATGTCTTGTGTTCATAATATTAACAAGTTTATCATCATTCTCAGTTACTGGAATAGCGTCAGAAAATGATGACTCGTCATAATTTGGATAACTAGCAACTGTACGTTGACGTAGTTTAAAGTTAGCACCTTCCCAAAGATCAAATACATTGATTGGATCTTCATCTTCAAATGTAGGTTTTGCTTTATCCATAATCTTATCAAAGATCTTCTTACCAAATTTAAACATGAAAACTTTACCTTCATTTTCAGGATTCTTTGGATCAGAAACAACCAAAATGTTTGCATAATAAGATAATCGACGTTTTTGTTTACGTGCAATTTCTTTATTAGCTTCTACACCAGAATTCCACAACTGAGCATTTAATTGAGAGACTGGATCTTCTTGATTGATAGTATTCAGATTGTTCTCAATATACCATTTACCGGTTGGACCTTGAAAACCATGTGAGAATACCTTTACCCAAGGTAATTCATTTTCATCTCCATCAATACGTGGTAGAAAACGAATAGTGGCAGTACCATTTCCTGCTTTATCTACCGTAAGTTTCCAGACACGATTATCGTTTCTAGATTGGGATTGGGGATTATTGATTTTATCGATTTCAGACGTGATTTTAGCAAAATCAGTTGAACGAGATTTGCGAAGTGCTGTAATATCAAGAGCCATAATTTTTCCTTGTTAGCGAAGTATTTGCGAAGTATATTGAAGCGAATTTAAATCCTCTTCAAAGTTATTTATAATCGAAATTATTTTATCCCGATTATATTTTACAAACCGTTTAGATTTGCAAATTCTGCGTATATCTTTTTCCCACATGGTTTGCATATAACCTGAAATATGCCAAGTGCTAATTAAATCCATGAAGTCATTAAGAATACACACAGTTTCTAGAGAAATTCTATTACTAATAAGAAGAGTCAATATACTTGGAGGTTGACAAAAGCCAAACTCAAGTATTTCTTCCTTTGATAATTTATTTTTCTCTGAGTCTATTATAATACAATTTAGCTCGTCTGTAAATACTTGCGTGATACTTTCTTTACGTCTAAGCCAATTAGTATAATATGTTTCAGCATGGGATAATTCATATACCGGTGAATCATTACCATACGCAAAATTAGATACATAGAACTGAATAAGTTGTGGTTCTTTTGGATATTTCCTAGCAAGTTTCTCAAAAAGTGTTCTATCATTTCTTTTATCAAACTGCTCACGTGTATACTTTACTGCTCCTCTTTTTTCAAAGACATCATATGAGTCTCGTGTATAATGTAATCTAATGGCTAAATAAAACTTATATGCTGAAAACCCATCCATTAAAAATCTAAAACTGCTTGTCTAGGTAGATAATTCATATCCACAAAATTCATTTCAAGTTTGTCTTTTAAAGATTTGTTAATTAGTTTAGCAACATCTTCAGGTTCAATATAATTTTCAGTACAATATTCTAATAAAGCATCAACAACACCAATATTTCTTTCATGCGCAGTTACTTCTATATACATTGAAAAATCACTTGCAGTTTCAAACATTAAATTTCTCCAAATAATATTTTACGAGCTTAAGATTATCAACAACTTCACAATATTCTTCAGTTTTATCTCGGTAGATTTTCCAGTTGTTTACTATTTTCTTTTTACGATCAAGATTATTCTTAATAAGAAACTCTTCAAAAAAATCATCGAGTGATTTAACTTCATTAGAAAGATTCTGTTTGATTTCTTTTAAAGTATTAAATTTGCGATGTGTTGCTGCTTCTAAAATCTCATCATAATAATTATTCATGAGCAATTCCTAATAAATCTCTTACTGTTTGTCTAGCAGTTTCATAACCAATTTCAAATGAATCCCAAACTTTCTCACGGGAACCTGCCCATTCTTTTAAAGGAGTTAAATTGATCTCATCATCTTTTTTAGCAGTTCTCCATACTTCTTCAGTGTATTGGATTAACCATTCATTAAACTCAATCTCACCTATTTCGCCATCAACTATTTCACCAAATATATGTCTATTCATAATATAATCCTATTAACGAGTTTTATAATGTACAGGTCTTTCATATAGACCATCAGTTTCACGATATACAGAAATAAGTCTACCGCAATCAGTGGTAAATCTAGCAGTTTCTCCATACCCTATGTTTAAACCAAAAGGCCAAAGATTTACTAAATCTTCTGATTGAAGAGCTTCATTTAATGTTAAGAACCAATTTTGTTTTACTTTTCTCATGATATAATATCCTCAATAATTAATTTATGAGTCTATTATATCATGTTTTTCGAAAATGTAAACAATTATTTTAAACTTTTTCAATCTTCATAATCTTATAGAAGTAATGTTTACCAATTTTAATACTTTTCTTAGGTCGTTTAGAATACCTATGTTTGAAAGAATCAAAACTGTCTAGATTTCCAATTGGATTTCTAGCATTACCTCGGAGAATATCAGTTGCTAACTTAATAAACTCTTCTTTATCTTTAGCAGGTATACGTTTCTGAGTATACTGTTGCTTCACTATTTTACAAGCTGGCTGGTGGAATATCTTTGTAGACCTAGTAACAATCGTTGCACCTACTGCAAGTTGCCCAGTCAGGGGTTCACCTCTTGCCTCTGAGTAAATTGTCTCAGCGACGCATTTTATATCTTTGTATGAAACATTGATCTTTTTATGTAGAGTAGTCTGAGCATATATTGATGCAGACATACTATACAGACATAAGAGCATTGTGATTGCTCGCATGTGGGTTCTCCTATTTTTTAGTGACATTATTAGAAGATGCCTAATAATGCTTCCCTAGTTCTTCGGGGGACTCATTGCCTAATTGAACGTATTTGGGAGTTGTACTTCAGTTTATCTTATACTTTTCTCCTATTTTAGATGTATTACTATTTATATCTTTTTTATTGCATAATATTTGTATCTTTGGTGCTTAAACTTCTTTAACCAAATCGCTTTATCTTCTACATAGACCTTTGATGGATTATCATCAATGCCTATAACAACTACTAACTTATCTATATTAATTCCAGTCAACTCTAGAAAGCATTGAGAATACGCCGCGGCTTGCATAAAGTAACCATGAAATTCATCAAAATCTTTTACTCGCCTTGAAGTCTTCCAATCAAGTACTGCTATTTCTCCTTCAAATTCTGCAATTAAATCGACAGTACCTCCAACTTTTAATACATGAGAATAAATCCTTTTTTCAATACAATGTATATCACCAACTTTATCTATATGCGGCAACATTGAGTTGAATACCTCTTTATCAAACATATCAACTTCTATTTCTTTACCGAGTAGATAGTTTTCGCATAGTTTATGGATACGAGTACCGCGATCTGCTGCGCGTCTGGATATCTTATTAGCCTCTTCATGGCCAACTCTATCCCGCCATTCCATGATATGTTTAGAATTTCCAAATCCTGATACAGAAGTTACTGATGGATACTTTTCTCCAGTAGGAGTTAAATAAACTCTAGATCCATCAGTATTCTTCTGAACTAGTTTTGGAAAATCATATTGGTGAAACGTTCGCATATCAATTAGACTGTATAGTTCATAGATGGTTCATCGGTTAGAATTGCTTTATAACCTTCGCCTAATTCTTCCATTTCAATTTCCAAAGACCAATCATAACCAATATGTTTTGTAACAAATTTATATTGGTTTTCACCAACAATTTTAAAAATATCCCATTCTTTCATAATATATAATTCCTCATTTATTTAATTTATGGGTCTATTATATCATGTTTTCTGAGAATGTAAACAATTATTTTAGTAACCCAGTTTTTCTTTTGCAATGATATATGATTTTACCAATGATGATCTAACAATATCATCCGAAGTAAAATGAATACGACAAAACTCTTTCATCGTATCGGCAATTTTAATAAAGTCAGGCATACCGGTTATTTCACTGGACTTTTTAATTAAATCATTTTGAGCAGTATCTCCAACAAATATGATTTTTGATTGATGTCCTATACGTGTAACAATAGTATCCAACTCTTGGAATGTACAGTTTTGGCATTCATCTAATATGACTACTGAATTATCAAAAGACATACCACGAACAGCCGTTGTTGTAGTAAAATCTACATACCCTTGTTCTTTTAACCTAGAATAGGCATCTTTTTTACCAAACAAGGTAGAACAAATTTGAATATAAGGATCTTCATAAAGAGATACCTTTTCTTCCAAGGATCCTTTAAGGAACCCTACATCTCTGGTTTGAACGGCAGAACGAACAAGAAGAACTTGATTAAACGAATTGCCTTTATCCATTACTTCTTCTAATGCCTTGTATAATGCTATGAACGATTTACCTGTTCCCGCACTACCCGAAAGCATCATAAAATATTCACCCACTTTATAAGAATCAAAGAACAAACCTTGATTCTCAGTTAATGGTTGAAATGTTTTTAAATCCTCAAGTCTCATCTTCAACCTATTAGATGATCCTTGCACAACCTTATCATTTGCAGGTTGTTGATATTGCATGGTGTCTTCGAAATGTCTGTCAACAATTTTTGTGGCAGATTTACGAGCCATATTATTTCCTTATTTAAAGTTGAGAAGAAGTTTTATCTAATTGACTTCCTGGAGTCCTTGCATGAATTTGTTGTAACACATCCTTGAACCCAGTGTCCATTTTTCTAGTTGCTGTTAGTTTTGTCGGATCTCCTAATGAAGGTGAAGTTAAAATAATAGATTCAATATGTGGATTATCTATCAAATATTGTTGTTTAGAACCATAAGACATAGACATCTCAACTATCTCACCGGTTTCTTTATTACGAAAGTCATATAATGGCATTTATTCTCCTTTTACAAAATAAGGTACATCTCGGTTTTTCCATTTAAACATTCTTTGCTTATCGCCAAGATAATAGTTTATATATGATTGAACAGAATCACCTTCTACTTTATATATATCAGGCATAGCCTGAGTAGGTTCAGTAAATACACCTGTTTTGATATTAATTGGAGCATATGACAAAGCTTCATATAATCCAGATGATTCTACTTTATGAACTTTACCATAACGATAAGTGTATTCTTTACATAATCGATATAAAAGACTTCTTAACCACATATAGTTTTTATATGATTGTCTAGCCCAAATAGCAGAAGGATGATTTATATGGGTTGCTTTATATAAAATAGATTCATAGGAATCATTGGGAAGAATCCACGATGTAGTTTTACGACCAGAATCAGATATACCGGTTAATAATACACCATCAAGAAC